ACATTGCCAACGATACCAATTGATGTTTATGAAGATGAAGAAGATGCTTTTGAATATACCAATAATTTTAACCGTAACCCCATAAATAGCTTATAAAATGAGTGACTTAACCCTAGATTACAAAGAACGTATCGTTGAAGCAATAAAAGAAAATAGCTTTAAGTTTAAAAGCAACAAAGCCCAATCAGTATCCATAGGCATCAATCCGGCGCAGTTCAGTCGCATCCTTAACGGCGATTTTGAAAGTGTGGTATCGGATGACAAATGGAATGAAATTGCCTCTAAATACAACGTGCCAGTAAACGCTCAAGTCTTTATTTGGCAAACGGCTTATACGGCTGTTTATGACTTTATTTACAGTCAGCTGGAGGCCTGTCAAAAAATGAGTATTTCGGGTATCTTTTGTGATATCGCCGATATTGGTAAAAGTTACACAGCCAAAGATTATGTGAGTAAACATCGCAATGCTATACGTATAGATTGCTCATTAAATAAATCACGCAGCGAATTGTTACGCGCCATGGCTAAGGAGTTTGGTTTAGACCATCAAATACCAATTAGAAATGTGCGCGAAGATTTGATACAGTACATGCGTGCGATGACAAAACCGCTTATCATTTTAGATGAGTATGGCGACCTATCGTATCCCGCTTTTTTAGAAATAAAAGCCCTTTGGAACGCCACCGAATACCGTTGCGGATGGTATGCTATGGGTGCCGATGGCTTGCAGGTAAAACTAGACCGTCAGCGCGATTTAAAGAAAGTGGGATTTAGTGAAAACTTTAGCCGATTTGGCAATAGATACCAACGCATCACACCAGTTAATGAAGAAGAGCGCAAACAGTTTTTATTGCACGAAATATCAAAAATACTAAAAGCCAATAATTCTAAATATACGCCTTTACAAATGTATGCCAAGTCGCTAGGCAGTTTGCGAAGTGTGTACCACAAAATCATCATCGAAAAAACAAGTGATTTAAGTGCTAATTAGAATTATAAATGAGGGCTTTAACGGTACAAAATCTATATAGTAAAAAATATGAGACTTATCCATTTGACGGCATTTTTGAAGAAATATTTGGGCAACCAAGTACTTATGGTATATGGCTCATTTACGGCAAAGATAAGAACGGTAAAACTTGGGGAACCCTACTCTTGGCAGATTACCTCAGTATGTTCTCAAAAGTATGGTATATCAGTGCTGAAGAAGGCGTTGATATGGAATTTCAAGCAGCCGCTAAACGCGCTAAAATTGATGCCTCAAATAAAAATATTCAATTTACTGAGTATGTAAGTATCGATGGCATTAAAAAGCGATTAATGGCACGTAGAGCCCCTAAAATAGTAATTATAGATAATTTAAGTATGTATAAAGGAGAATTGACATCCGAAGGCTTAAAACAACTCAAACTTGAGCATCCTAAAACACATTTTGTTTTAGTAGCTCACGAAGATCGCAATGAGCCTTATACTGCCGCCGCTGTAATGGCAAAAAAACTAGCTAAAATAATCGTCAGGATACAAGGCTTGTTAATGATTGTTGGTGGTCGATGTCCGGGTGGCAACATGATGATTGATGAACAAAAAGCGCAATTGTATCACGGTAAAATAGTCTAATATGGATATTATTAAAGTATTACAAGTAACAGAGGAACAATACTACTGTATGATGGTAGAGTCGTATTTGAGTTGGGCCGAAAACTTTAGTAGTGATGCTAGATGCTATCAAAGTTTAGCTGCTAATTCTAAAATATCAAGTTGGTATAATTTTGAATATGCCAAACTTGAAAAGTTATTTTTCGATACTTTTTTTATTGAGACAGATTTAAGTGTACAATCTATACGCTTATACTATGCAGACATAACCAATCGGATGTTTTTTATCTATCCTGGCGCATTATTTAATAATCAAAATAACAAACAAATAGAACCCAATTTTAACCTTAATTAACTGTGACAAAAGAGCAACTAGAAACCCGAATAGAATTACTTACTGATATACATCATTACACGCATTTACATCATCGAAAATTAAGTGACGGAGAGCGAATATGTTTAACACAAGAGCGCGTGGCATTGATGCATTGTTTAGAAACAGGTAAACCACCAAAATACGTATTGCCTGCAAAATTGGAAGAAAAAGTACAAAAAATAAAACAACACCTTATAGATGATGGTTGGATAAAACCACCATTTACGCCAATTTATTAACTTAAAATTATATTTATTATGGAAAATTTACAAGAAAAAAAAGACTTAAGTCTCTTATCAGATGAAGAATTAGTAGCTGAGATGGCTCGTAGAAGAGAAGCCTCAAAAAATCAAGAACGAATGTTAAAATTATCATTCGAAAAAGATAAAAATGATTTTTTACAAGCGAGCTGCTTAAAATTTATACAACTCTCAAACGAGTTGCGTGAACTTAAATTATACACGATCACAGAGGCTAATAAACTATGGGATAGGATGTATGAAAATCAAGGTAAAACCCCAAAAGAAGTCAATACATTCACGCTAAAGTCAACCAACTTTAAAATAACGGTTGATCGTCAAGAACGCTTTGAGTTTACAGAAGATGCAATTGTGCATATACAAAGCATCAAAGAGATGTTCGCATCAAAGTTTGCCGAGCGCAATAAAGGATTTTATAAATTTTTAGAGAGCATTTTAATGCGCAATACGAAAGGCGAATTCGATCCAAAGCTTTTAGCTAAAGGTCGTCAACAGGTCAATGAACTTGGCGATGTTGCGTTAATTTCAGAGTTCGAAAAGTTAGAAAACTGTCAACGTGTAGTTGGAAGTTCATTGTATTGTCGAGCTTACAAACTTGATGATCAAGGTAAATGGAATGACATAAATGTTCAATTTTCAAGCCTTTAAAATGAGCGTAAAAATAAAAAAAATTAGCGATGATGAAATCAGCGCAAACGGCAAATTAGTATATAAAAATGCTGAAGGTCTTTGGATTTCTAAAAATTTAAATTGTGTTGAAACAGAGGTTGTTCGTAATTATCTAGCAGCTTTTGAAAGTAAAACTAGTGTTTTAAAAATAAAATCATGACAATCTTAAAATCACAAATACAACGTATTCACGCCCTGTTACCTGCAGTCATCAAGAATGACAAAGAGCAAAAGGCACAATTGATGCAACAATATACGGGCGACTGGTCTAAAACCAGTACTAAAGACCTGACTATTGAACAAGCCAACCAAATCATTGTCCGTTTTGGCGGTCAACCCATACAATACGAAAACTGGGCTTTGTTTGACGCTACAAATGGCGCACACCGCAATATTTTGAGCCTATGTATGCAATTACGCTGGCAAGTATATAACGCAGACAAACAAGCTTATTATGCCGATTTGTATCGCTTAAGCGAATGGCTTAAAAGCAAGAAGTCACCAGTTAAAAAACCACTCAAGCAAATGGTAAAATTAGAGCTGAGCAAAATCATTTATGCCCTCGAAAAGATGTGTTTATGATATTAGATGAAGATACCGGACTGTACTATGAAAATAAACAATTAAAAGACCCTAAACACAACATGACAACAAAAGATAAGATTGTAAACGGATTATTAAAATTAATGGCTTATGGATGTGGCTTGATACTGCTTTATTTGATTCTAGCATTGATGAATAAAATATTTTTACGATGAATTCACATGTTTTTAAAATTAAGATAAACGCCGATGTAAAAGGCTTTATGTGGTATGCCTCAAAGGGTGGTGAAATTTTTGAAGCCAAAAATTGGCTTAAAGAATGTTTCATACTCACTGATGACCGCCACCTAGTGTGGAAAACTGATTGCGAAATTGTAGAATAAAACTGATGAGACAACTTAATTTTTTTACACAGCATCAATGTGCACACTGTTTAAGAGATTTAGAGCCAAGCCCAAGAAATCCGAATAGATGTAGTGGTTTTTATGACCAAGATACCAAACAATATGTATGCAATACTTGTAGGCAATTGCACTATAATAAAAAAAATCAAACAAAATTTTCAGGTATGTACAGCGAAGTACCAGTACCGACTTTAAATTATAATTTTTAAAAATGCCTAAACTTCAAAAAGTATATACGCTAGATATCACACCACAGCAGTTTATTGATAATTGCTCTGATGTAGAACTGATGGAGCTTGATTTGTTGCTTGGTAAATGCCAAAGCTTATTAACAGCCGGTGACGATGAACTTAAAGACTTAGAAAATCGGTTTCCTAAATTATTAACGCTCTTAGAAACTGAGCATGACTTAATACTACTGGGTACTGATATTAATGACATAGAACACGCTATCATTTCAGATTTAAAATCAAGATGAAAATACATAGGGACTACCTTAAAGGAACTCAAATAAACGGACAGTTTAACTGTAAGCCCGAATGGTTTGAATTAATAACATGGAAAGGTAAAGCAATGCTACTAAGGATTTGGAAAATACACATAATTATTGTTTGTAATAAGTAACAATATCTTGATGAAAATAGACTTCATAATTAACGTTGACCAATTGTGTGTTATTAATGCCTCTTGGATATTTATTACCCGCATTACTGAGCCAACCCGCGAAGCTAAGGTTGTGGTCTCGGTTCTTAAAGAGGTAGCCGTAAAATTTCAAAGAAAAGCCATTGCTAAAGCTGATGCAAAAAAGCCTTTTAAAATAGCCCTAGACTATTATGAGGCGCATTATTTAGAACGCTTTTTATTACAGGTGCGCCTACTAGATAGCTACAACAATAATGTACTACGTCATATTATATTTCAACTCAACCAAAAATTATGCTAAAGGAAACAAGCTATTTAGTAACGCATAAACAAACCGGTAAAACGATGCTATTTACTTACGATTTAAATGGCTTTTTAACGGCGTTTAAACTCGATTTTAATATGACCGCCTCAACGGTAGAATTCTACCGCCAAAACTTTCCGTTTACATTAGGGGACTTGGCATATTTTAAACAGAACGCTCAGTTTAGAGTGGATATACTACAACAAGATTTAAGCTTTGATAATTTTTGGAAAACCTATAACAATAAAGTGGGTAATAAACCTCGTGCCGAAAAGTTATGGAATGCATTAACCGATAATGACAAGGCAAAAGCCTTAAATTATATCAGGCAATATGATAACCATTTAATACTTAACCAAGGACTGACCAAGCTTTATCCGGAGACATATCTTAACCAAAAAAGATTTAATAATGGGTAAGCATTGCATTTAACTACCTGATAAAGCCACGTTTTAATGTGGCTTATGAGCTGTTAAATGTAGTGTGGGTAATTACCTAAAAACAATAACCTATGACAAACTAAAAACTAGCCGACAAAATGATTAAAGAGATACAAGCCTATGGAGCAATATAAAGAATTAAAAAAAACGCCGCGCCCAAAACGGAACCTCTCAGAACAAATAGAAATAATGGCAGATGAAATTGTTGAACAGACAAACAATAAAATTAATAACCTAAATAATAAATAATTATGGAAATCACTTTAAGAACATTATGGATTTGGTGCTTTTTAATGCCACTTGCCGTACTCTGTATTATACAATACAGAAAAGAAATTAAGAAAGCTTATATCTTGTTAAAAAAGGTACTTAAGAGAGACTTTAAGACCCTTAAGGATACAGCTGTAGAATATCTTGATGATGAAGAGAATTAGGGGTGTTTGTGGTACAACTTACACAAACAACATTTGTTTTAGAAAATGCCTTATAGCCAGTTACCAAATATCTGATAGTTGTACCTTTTAAGCCTACTGTATCGCCCGGTTTATATTTTCTTTTTTGTACAAAAAACCAATTGTATAAGTATAGCAAGTAAAAAGGCACTAAAAAAATAAGTAATAAGGCCCAAATTGGCAAGGTTACTTTAATACTAAAAAATGGTATAATGGCAACTAAAGCACCTAATATTATCGTTAAAAGCTTTAAATGTTTAGAAACCCAGTTAAAAAAATTTACAACACGTTTTTTCATAATACTAAATTTTTAACCAAAGATAGTAATTAAAAAATATTTTTTGTATGTTTGCAACGACTGTTAATCAATATTACAAATGATGCGTTTCAAACAGAAATCTAAAAAACACCCAGAGGGCTCATATCGTGAGAATGAGCGGACTTCTATTGCATCGCAATATTGGTTGACAGTCACCTCTGGGCATTTTTATTTACTTAATTTTTGTTATTATGACTGTCAACAAAAAAAGCCAAGCTCAGGCTCAAAAGGAGCAATCTCAAGTGATGACTTTCAACTTCTCCGAAAGTAAATCAGAAATCAGAAACGTATTTGTAAACAACGAGCCGCACTTTATTGCGTCTGATATTGCTAAGGCGTTGGGTTACAACGAACCGCACAAGGCTACTAGAAGACACTGTCGGTACGGGATAAAACATCCCATACCCCATCCACAATCACCTGGAAAGCAATTAGAAGTTTTGGTTATCCCTGAAAGCGACGTGTACCGCTTAATTATGAGTTCTACGTTACCAAGCGCCCAAAAGTTTGAACGCTGGGTAATGGAAGAAGTTTTGCCTGCCATCCGCAAAAAAGGCTATTACGGAGCCATTAAAACCAAAGGCAGTTTTATAGATGCGCGAGATGTGCCTTATAGTACACAAGAGATTAACAGTTTTAATGTGCGCAGTATCACCTTAAAAGGCACTACTTGGGTAAGTGTTAATGATTGCAATCAAGCCATACATAGCAGTACAGGCAGTTTTCAAGTAGCTAAAAAGCTAAATGCCCGCCAACAATTGGCTATAAAAATATGGTTGTTTGGCAATACACACCCGGCTTGGTTTACCAATGAGCTTGGTGTACAGCTTATTTTAAGTGGTTCACGTAAATTACGAATGTTTAACCAATTAAATTTAGCATTATGAACGCGCAAACCAATAGAAATATCAATATTTTTTTTGAAAAAGAGATAGCGCCTAAAGATTTTGCCAAGTCAATGCGCAAGCTTATGCACGCTACCATTACGTTACACTTGCAAAATGAAGAAGGTGTTTTTAAAGAATGGATAGAAGACGGTTACTTTAATTTAACCCAGTTTTTAGAAAAGATAGACCCTCAACTAGAAGATTAATTTAAAAAACCGCCTTAATTGGCGGTTTTTTTGTAGTTTTATTTCAAATTTAAAGTTATGAAAGTAAAGTTCTTGTCATAATTATTATTTTGTTTATACAAAACTCTTTTTCTCAAAAAATATCGCCATTTCTTGGGTATTAAAATTCCCTATTGCGTAATAAATACTTAAGCATTATTTTTGTTTAAAATCAAGATAATGGCTGCCAGTACAGACGAAGTAAAACGCAAATACCAAGACATTCGCCAAGAATACCAAGAAAAGTGGCTAAAAAAAACCTATAAAGGCGTTCCCATCCACTCCGATATTTATATTTTTACCATATTGGCTGAGCAGTTTTATTTATCTCCAAAAACCATCGAAAACATTCTTTTTTATCGTACCAATACCAATTAAGGTATTTGATAAAGTGGCGTTGCAGGTATAGCTGGCGCACTACCTTCAATATAATTTATAGCACCTGGGCTTGCCTCATTATAATTTACGGCCGCCGTTGCATCAATTACATTACACACAAAACTTTGCAGATAAACGTTACCTGCAGAACCTGTGTCAACCGAACTAAAGCCAATGCGCCGCATTTCGGCATAATTAGCCCCGCTGGTGCCGTGTAATGCTTTATAGATATCTGTAATGGTACTTAAGTAATTTAAAGCGTCAGCTTCGTTATAGGCGCTTTGATAGGTATCTAAAAAGGTTTCATAAAAATAATACACATCAACTTGTAAGTTTAGTTTTTGTGTTTTTTCGCCCATATCTTCACTATCCAAAATCCTGAAGGCTAAAAAAACGGCGGGCGTAGGGAACGGATGTTCCTCAACCAAAAAACCTACTTGGTTATGCCATAAATCCGCCCAGTTGATAGCCGGAATATTATCGGTTAATTTTTTTGCCAGTTCTTGATACAGTTTGTCCCAACCTTGTAATTCCATAGTTATATTGTTTTAAAGTTTAAATTCTTTTGTTCTTTGATAATGCGCGCAATGGCAAGTGCATCAATTTTTTTATCAAGCGTAAAACTTTCGCCTATAAATTGCCGTTGTGGTATGTGAATGGATAATTGCTCTTTTTTGGTAAGTGCCATCCATTTGTATTTTATATTGCCTGTTTTTTTAAACATAAACCAGAAAAATTTACGCATTTTAGGAGTTACACTAACTAAAATGGTACCGCCATTATTGTGTATTTCGGCATAAGGTAACCCTTCGCCTGCACTTACAACTACTTGGCGCATATCGGCACGTTCTACTTTTATGCTATTGCGCAATTGTAAACTTTGACTTAATAATTTTTGTGTTAATGTATCTTGGCGTTTGGGCCAGGCAATAAATGAAATATCGGTGAAACCCTCTTTAATAAAACTCTTTAAAAAAAATGCTCTAGCCTCTTTTCCAATGTCATCAGGCAAGCCAGCCAAAACTTTTTCGGCTATTTTTCTAAAATTGGGAGATTCAAATTTCTTTTCCATTTATAAGTTATAATTAAAATTAATTTTTATCTTTGCATGAGTAACCAATTAAGAACGGCGCCAAATTGTAGATTTGGTGGTATCGGCTTAATTGGTTATTTTTTTGCATCAATAGCCACCTTTTTGCTGTCAGAAATACTGTAAAAAATAAGTTTTCCACCCCAAGTTTCTCTTACAATTATATAGGATTCGTCATCGTTTATAATTGTTTTAAAAATGTGTGCACCAGAAAAAGCATCATTTTTTTTATATGTAGAAAATCCTAAATATTCGGCTTTTGTAATTACGGTATTTATAAAAGGTAAAATTTGATTCTTTATGGCATAATTTTTATGTGGCTGATTAAAAGCGTGTCTAATAGAAGTAGCATTGAATGTTATTTCATTACTAAGTTCACTATGCTTCGTAGTTTTATCAACTAATATTTTCACAGCCCTTGTTTGATTTAATTTAAAAAATAGCTTGTTGACGTTCTTTTCAACACCGGGTGTATCTTTTGCTAATTGAATAAAAGGATGTGGTTTACCGCCATTGGCAGTAGACTCTTTAAAAGTTTGTCCGGTTTCACCGACATTAGTTCTAAATTCAGGAGGGAAATCTTTATTATTTAGTATTGGCGTATCCTGTTCAGAGGTTGCAGCTTCATTTGTCTGAATGACGTAACATCTACAAGGTCCATAACCATTAGGTGGGTAATGTGTTTTCCACCAAGGATCATTAACAGGTTTTATGATATTGTTCAAAAGCACATGTGCTTCTCTTACTAAATTATCTTCTTGTGTCTTGTATTTTAAATTTTTGTATGTATCTTGATTTCTAACATATTCACTCCAGTTTTGAGCCATTAGTGCAGATTGTTTTGAAGTTTTCCACTCCCGTTTTAAATAATTTTCATTATAAGTCTTATTTAGTTCTAAGGCTTGTTTTTTAAATGCACTCCAATTCTGAATTTTACCGTCTTTAACTAATCTTGTATTTAAATCGGTAAGCATAGTATAATCTTTAGCACCAGAGAACCAATATAGGTTTTGTTGCATTTTTAAAGAAGTTAAACTTGGTGCTCCGGTACTTTTGGCTACTTTAAGCCAATTTTTATCACCGTCGATTGCAGCATTAGTCAGCTCGTCATAAGTTTTTTGAATATGTGCAGAATCTAAGTCACCGCGCTTTAGTTTGCCATCGTAAGTATCTTTTGCGATACGTTCCATTAATTTAATCCAGCTTTCAATATCAACGGCTACAACTTCATTATGTACACAACTAGTACATTTGCATCCATCATCATGATAAAGTGCATTAATTCTGCTAAATAACGAAGCTATGGCTATGGCGTTTGTTTCAGGCTTTTTTTTTTTAATGTGTCAATCGGAATTGTAGCATTGCTATTGTTGAATCCAATAATAGGCATACCGCTTTTATTTGCCAATATCTCATAATCCAATTCAAAACCTGCGCCTGCCAATGCCACGGCTTTGTCAATTAACGCACCTTTTTCCATTTCCTCGCTCTCATCCCAGTCAAATTTTAAATCAGCGAGTGGCGCATAAAAACTGCTCAAATTAACCAATCTTGGTATCAGCTCTTTATTAATGATGTATTGTGCGAAAAGTTTATCGCTTTCGTGACGGTCATTAGCCACACCTTGCAACACTTTTAAACTGCCATAAGTTCCGG